ATAATTAATATCCAATGTTGGTTCCAATGCCCATGTTTTATTTACATAGGATCCATAAATGAAATTACTTATGTGGTGAGATTGGTTACTGGAAAGAGGTTTTGATCGAATGCGAGTTGTCCACTCACCCAATCCTTTATATTGATTTCCATCTGTGTCTGATCGATTCGCGGCTCGTTCCCGTGCTGCAGTAATTCGTGTACTTGATCCAGCAGTCGTTCCAAGATCTGTGGATGCTGCTTTCACAGTGACTCCATCAATTTCACTTCCAGCTGCGTCCTCAGTGACAGTGGTATGAGAGTCTAAAAATAATAAAATATTATTTTCCACAGATATACTGGTATCAGGATCTGATACACTTCCGGTAGTGGCTCCTTCTGCTGAAAAACTCACACCATTTGTAATCATAACGTCCAAATGAAGATATGTGGTACCATAATCCGGTGCGTTATATCGTAATACACCGACAGCTTTTTTGACAGTACCACTTGTATAATATTGGACAATGGTTCTTCCTGCGACGAGATTAGACATATCTTGAGATGTCAGACTAGCAACGGTTTTTGATAATTTTAAAAGGACGTACGTGCCTTTTGGAGTATAATGAGATAATGCGGATAATTTGTTGTAATAGGAAACATCTTTTAATAATTTGGGTTCGTCTTGATAATAATAATATTTTTTATCATCGACTTCTAAAGTATATAAATCCTTTGCCGCTTTCAATTGAATTTTCAATTCAACGTCATGATATTGAAGTGCCAGTAATGGAAGAGCCAATCCAGTATTTCTAGAAAACCAGAATGTCAAAGGAATATTTAAGTATCGTTGGAAGATTCCAGGGGGACTGTCATAAAATTTTTTGATATATGTTTCGTCACCAGAAGTGGAAGAACGAGTTGCATCATAACCAGGGTAATAACCAGTTTCATATGTAGCAGTTGGGTTCATAAATGAAATATCTCCAATCATACTTTGATAATTTTTGAGTTTACTATCTGGCAAATTTAATTCGTTGGTGACATCCATGTAATTTCCATATAGAGTTTCTATTTTTTGTCCACCAATGTAAAGTGTGACATGGTCAATCATACTGAGACCTAATTTTTCGCACCAATAAAATTTATATTGATCGTCTGAAATAACTTCTGGTATTTTTAATCGGAGATACATATGGGCGAGTAAATCACCATTTCGTGGAATTTTGACCTTTAATTCTATGGGGTCATCAAAAGAAAGTTCGCCGGCTCCTTCCATGGGTACTTCAATCATTTCCATGGCGAAATTGGTGTGTCTCTTATAGACAGTTTTGAAAAACGTGATTTGTGGATTGCCATGTAAATAATGATTTTCAGAACCGTATGCGCTGAGTTGTAATAATCCTCCAGCCATTTAGTATTTTAATTAATATATAGTGGGATTAAAAAATCCAACTACAAACTGATTTACAATTCTCAAACTATTTAAAAAAAATAATTCTATAACTTTTTTTTATTTAGAAACCATAAAGTTTATGTATGGTATTGAAGTGTTATGTTGTGTTCATTTTTAAAATGTTCCATTGAAGTTTCAATTATCACTTTGGCAATTATTGTAGCTAGATTTTTTTCAAATTCAGATGGTTTTGTGTTTTCAAGTGTTTTTATTGTTTTTTTTTGTAAATTGAATCACCCCAACTGTCAAGCTCCATATCAATCCATGAATCATTAATAAGATGGTCAATATATTCACATTCTTCATTCATAAATTTTAGTACAATTCCTTTGTAAAATTTGGTAATAAATTCATCAATTTTTTTTTGAATTGTTTTAATAATTTTTTGTGATTTTTTTCTTTTTTAATACCTTTGATTGAGCCTATAACAGCATATAGTTTTGAGATTTCTTTTTTACAAAATTTATTATCCAATCCATTTATAAAATGTTTGACATATGGTTTTAATGGATTGATATCTATGTTTTTTGGATCAATTGAAAATTTGATATTGGGTGTTGTTTGCGTACGCTCAATATTATTTTCAATAAACGTTCTGGATATTTTACACATAGCAATGTTTGGATTATTAGATTGTAAAAAATCGACATAAACATGAAACTTAATTCCCACTTGGTTTATTCGTTCAAAATCAAGAGAAATGTGTGTCATTTTAAATATCTATTTTGATTTAAAAACGAAAAATAGCAAAACTATGAATCTGGTAGTCTGGCAAATAAAATAATCAAATTTCTTAAAACTTAAATTTGTTTTTTGAAAATTTATTTTTAATTTAAGCTTTAAAAAATTTGAGATTAGTTTTTATTCGTTTAAAACAAAAATAATTAAAAACTTAATAATAAAAAATGAATTTTGATCCAAAAATGATGGTACAATTATTATACCAAACCCATGCTCAAATGACCAAAACAAATCCAATAACCTATCATGAATTCCCTGTTCCCAATATGGATTTTAAAGATTTAGTAGATCCAATTGAAAAATTGGAGAATTTAATTAAAACAGCCTATGGTACATACCAACAAACAGAACAAGGGAAATTATATGGTTCTGTTGACGTAAATCCGTCATTTTGGACGTCAATTTATATTTCAGCAATGGCGCAAGCCAGAATTGATCAAAATACGATTGGACGAGTTCCCAATGGATGTTGTAATGTGGACAGATGTGGAATCCGAAAATTTTATGAAGTCTTACATAATACAATTATGGCACTTGCATAAATATCACTACAATGATAAAAAAAATTTGATTTCACACAAAACAATTATAACCATTACACAAAATCAATGAGTGATATTTTAGCCACACCGAAATTTAAGCAAGCTGTTTCTGTATTTTCAAAGAAATATGATAAAAATGGATTGTTTACAAATGTTAAAGTATCACAAGATACTGAATTAAGTCGTCAATTTTTAGGCCAATATGATTATGCAACTGGAACAAAATATGAACCAACAATTCCACAATTGGATATAAAATTTCCATATGGATTTTTGAGTCCATCTACAAAATTGACATCATTGAATTCACATTTTATTAATGTAATGGAAAATTGCAAACGTTACAATGAATATGAATATGAATATGAAGATTGTGAAACAGATGAAGAAAAGAAAAAGTTTTGGGAAACGATGCCAACAAAATTTAAAGAGGAAAGTGAATTTTGGATGTTGTCGCCTGTATCCGCCACAACCACAACAGCCATAAAGACAATTAAATGTTTTATTACATATCCAGTTTCAAAAACAGGTATTTTTGAATTTACATTAGATCCAACAGTGAAATTGACAAATTTAGTAGTGACTTATGCTTATACCATTGCGTATAAACTCATGTATGATTTAGAAGATTTTTCCGTACAACATCCAACTGGTGAAATTCCAGGTATGCTTAATCGACAAAGATCAACAGGGCCATTTGGTATATGGGGTCATCATATTGGAGATTTAGTCTATAATGGAATAAATCATTTAGCTGTGGTGAATGAGGATACACTTTTTTGTCAGTTTGGCTGTGATTCTTAGAGGGTGTTTCTAAAAAAAAAATAGTTCTTAAACAAACAAACCAAACAATGCAGAAAAAATGGAAGTTGTATGATAGATAGATATACCAGATCCAATTTCAAATAACCAGTATCGTGGAATATATAAAACCATTCCGGCATTTAGCCGAATTTGTATGGGTGTTGGTGGAGATGTTGTAGGATACAGTGATGTTTCTTCTTTTTCAGGTGAATTTATTAGTTTGTAAAATGAAAAAATATTTTTTTTTTCTTGGGTTTTTTGGAATAGAGAGAATTTATCTGGTGGTAATATATTGATGGATGTGTCTTGATTAGCAAATATAAATAACATATCTTTATTGTGATATGTGTAGTGTGATGATAGATCTTTACCTAACATTATTTTGGTAAGTTGGTTTGATTCAATGGTTGATTGGGAAATGGTAAGTGGTGAAATAATGTTGGCAAGGTCTTGTTGGGAGTGGTCTATAAAAACGATTGGTAATTTGTCGCGAAAGTAATTACTATATTTGGAGTGGTCAAGTTTGTAGTTAATTTGTAGGATTTCGAGTGTATTGTTTTTTTTTAAATGAGAATGGAAATGAAACGCCAAGAAAGTTAAAATTATAATCAATAAAATTATTTTTAATTTTTTATTCATTTATTATTATATCACACATATTTTTTGTTCTCAATAAATAAACGATCCTGGAATGACCTAATCACATCTGATTGACCAATTGGTCAATTAGTAAAAATAAAATTTGATAAATTTCCAATATTTGTTTTGCTTTTTTATTAAAATTTAATCAACTGATTTAGTTAACCATCACGAACTGACCATCATACTAAATGATTGAAACAAGTGAACAAATGTTTACCACTATGAATTCTTTATCTTCGCCAGTTATTCTGTCCACATCATTGATTTCACTTGGAGAACCAGACATGGATATGGATCCTTTGTCAATTGTGATTTTATCAACATTGGCACTTGTTATTGGAATTTTGGTTTCGATTTGCATTTGTGTACTTCAAATTGGTACAGATCCAAAACGAGAGCCTTGTTGGGTCATTGTTTCGTCTGTATTATGTATAATAAATATGTCATTGTTATTTTCGTTTATTTTACAAATTCATGGACGAATTCATAATGAGTTAGAAACAAATGGAGAAATAACGTCTGTATCAAGTTCATTTATCAGCATGATGCTTATAGGATATTTCATTATTTTATTGTTTCAATTTTTAGTTATGATGAAAAGTTGTGGTTGGGACAAAAAATGTTTGGAAAAATGTTTGAAGAAATGGCAAGAACGACGACGTCGTTTACATAGAAAACATCAAGTTGTACCAATAACAGGACCATTGCCATTACATAAAGTGTAATTACCATTACAAAATACTATAAAATTATTATGAAATACTATAAAATACTATGAAATACTATAAAATACTATGAAATACTATAAAATACTATGAAATACTATGAAATACTATAAAATACTATGAAATACTATGAAATACTATAAAATACTATGAAATACTATGAAATACTATAAAATACTATGAAATACTATGAAATACTATAAAATACTATGAAATACTATAAAATACTATGAAATACCATAAATTCATTTAAAATGGTATAATAAATGATAAATAATAAATAATAAATTTGTTTTTTTTTGAATAAAATATAACAACAACATAAATAATAGACAATAAATAATATACATTAAATATGGGATTGGTTTTTTCAAATCAAAAATATGACAACAACAACAGTGATAGAATGAGTGATTGTATTATAAATTTGTTTTCACTCAAGCAATTAAAACGTCCATCATTAAGAACAAATGAGCTCACTTATCGGAATGTGGTATTCCATATTAAGAAGCAATGGCCATTAATATTAAGTAATGGTGAGCGAGAATTTGTAAGAGATTTTTGTAAAAAGTATTCAAAATTACTTGTTATATTTCATATAATAGAGACAAATATGAATTTGCCATTAAATCAATCGTATCAACAAACAAAGCAACAAGTTGAAATAATCATAAAACGAGAATGTTCTCTTGTTGAAAAAACATGCATAAGTGTTTATATATTGGACCTTCTTAACATACAAAAAAAAAATAGAAATATTAAAAATATTATGGTGATTTAGTTAGTGGTGGCAGAGGTGATTTTATCTAAAAAATCAGAAGTGGATTGTTTTTTTTTATCCCATTCGGACATACAATGTTGAAGAAATTCCTTTTTATCTGTATCTGGAGAATATAACATCTGGCGAATAGCAAGACATGCGATTGTAGTTGATCCAACAATTGCGGCAGAATGAAGAAATTCCAATTTTTTTTTGTATGTTTTCCATAAATAATAAGAGCTTAGTGATGCCAGTGTGCCAACAGCAAGAAGAGATGTAAATTTTAAGTTAAATTTAGATACCGTAGACATTTTAGGGATGTATTGAGATATTAGATGTTAAGTTTTAGAATGAATAGTTTGAATAATCAAATTTATTTGAGATATGATTGAGGTGTGATTGTTATAAAATAAATATAAAAAATTTTGATTTATTTTTATTTTATTTTTAGAAAAGCCATTTAAAGAGAGTAACCTAGTTGAATCTAGTTTATGTGTGATCATTATACACGTCATTGTTCCATTATTGCGCCTTGTTGTGGCAAAGAATATCCTTGTAGAATTTGTCATGATGATGTGGAATATGAGGAAAAAATTAAAAAATTTCATAAAGTGGATCGTTTTAAGATAAAACGAGTGAAATGTTTGGAATGTGGGGTGGAACAAATCAAATCCAATAAATGTGAAAATGAAAAATGTGGAATCGAATTTGGGAAATATTATTGTGAGAACTGTAGTTTATATGATGATGATATATCAAAAGGTCAATTTCATTGTGAAGGATGTGGGATATGTCGAGTGGGTGGAAGGGATAATTTCGAACATTGTGAAAAATGTGGAAGTTGTCAACCAAAGGAAAAACACACCTGTTTGAAATCCAAAGAGAATAATTGTCCAATATGTATGGAAGATATTTTTCAGGCACGAAAGACTTCGACATCATTGCGATGTGGGCATGTGTTACATTCTGAATGTTTTGAGTTGTATGTGAAAACAAATTATAAATGTCCAATTTGTTTAAAATCTATATGTGATATGAATGCGTTTATTGAAGCACAGGTGAATAATGTTTTAATGCCAGAAGAGCTACGAGTGGATACAGAAATTTTATGTAATGATTGTAATGAAAAATCAATTGTGAAATATCATATAATGGCAATGAAATGTGGTAAATGTGGGTCATATAATACGAAACGGACTTAGTAAAAAAATGTATAAAATAAAATAATATTTTGTTTTTATTAAGTTTTTTATTTTTGTATTTGGTAGTATTTGGTAGTATTTGGTAGTATTTGGTAGTATTTGTATTTTTAATTTAGAATTTCAACGAGTTCAAAATTGAGTCCATATAGATTTTCGTAGATCCATATTCCGGAAATTTCGATTAAAAGATGAATGTTTGTTTTGTTTAAATTTTTGTTTTCAAAGATATTAATTGTTTTGGTTTTAAATGAAATTATTTTATTATTATTATGGGTTTGTTCCAAATTTGAAAAAAATAAATCTCCAATTGTTTCATTACTAAACGACTGATCAAATATTTTAGTTTTATGTTGAACGACAAAATTTTTTGCCAATTCAATAATTTTATGAAGAAATACATGGAATAGTGGATCGTTAAAAGAGAATTTCAAGACATACATATTTTTTTTATCGTTGTAATAACAATTTTTGTAGTGGGTGGCAAGAACGGAAAAGCGGAGTGGTTTGTTATTACAATCAATTAAAGAATATTTAAAATTGTGTCGTTTATGTATTTTACCAAATTGCATCAAATCAAGATTAACATCTTTAAAATTTACATAATTCATCTAATTTTTATAGTGATTTTAATTTAGAGAAAACATAAATAATAAAATGTATTTAAAATTTAATAGATACTTAAATATAATAAATGGAATACAAGTCTCTTGGAAATTATTTTTATTACACAGATCCGATTGGTCAGGGCGCATTTTCCGTTATTTATAAAGGTTATAGAATCAATGACCGACGACCAATTGCTGTGAAAAAAATAACAAGAGTTGTCAATAATGAATATATCGATTCTGAAATTAAATTAATGTCCAAATTAAATTCACCAAATGTGTTGAAATTATATGAAGTAATTCGACACAAAAAAAACATATACTTGATTTTAGAGTACTGTAATAAGGGTGATTTGGGAACATATATTCAGTCGGATGACGATTCGCACAATGACGATTATATTTATCAGATCATAAATGGTTTAAAATATCTGTATGAAAACAAAGTGATACATCGTGACATTAAGCCAGAAAATATATTGATACATGAAAAAACAATAAAAATTTGTGATTTTGGGTTTGCCAAAAAAATAAAAGATGAGGATCTATTAAATACTTGTTGTGGAAGCCCCTTATATATGGCACCAGAAATTTTAAAATTTAATAAATATACCGATAAAGCAGATATATGGTCATTAGGTGTTATAATTTATACAATTTTAGTACGGAAACATCCATATCCAGCGTCGGATATTTATAAATTGACGCAAAACATTAAAAGTAAGGAAAAAATAAAGATTCCATCAAGTATAAACAAATCAATACGGGATTTACTGTCAAGATTATTAATAAAAAATCCAAATAATCGTATTTCGTGGAAAGAGATATTTCGACATAAATGGTTTTTGAAACACAAAAATAAGTTGGAGCGTGAAAAAAGAATACGTGCTAGAGAAAAAAATAAATTGGCGCAAACACAGACATTGAAACCGAGACGTCGTTCAATTGTATACAGTTCTAGTGAAAATAACTTAACGAAACATGTATCAATTCCAATTCATAAAACGGATATTGATAAAAATGAAAAAGATTTACTGGATTCATATAGTGAAGCAGATGTGATTTTTAAATTAGATGAAGAAATAATCAAAAACAATCATACACACAATAGAGACATGTGTAATGGGGACACACGTAATGGGGACACACGTAATGGGGACAATGATGTATCACTAATTCAAGACATCACGGATATTAATTATGAGGGTATACGTTCACAATCGATGTATATAAACCCACGTTTGCAGCGTCATGAGACGGAATTTAAGGAATATGATGATTGTAAAGTGTATTCGCGTTCTGCTCCGGGAAATTATAATTTCCATGAAAATTATATTGGCATAATGAATTCTAGAAGAAGTAAAAAAGGTGATAATGGCTATAAGATATTAGGGGAATCACCAAATGTAAATTCTAACGATTCTGGAACTTTGTATGGATATTTGGCGAAATCGGTGAGTACATTAAAAAATTTATTTAGTTTTTCGTGAATTGTATTTAGTGTTTGTTAATCACCACCAATTAACTCATAAATAGTATTGCTATATGATAAAATAAGTTCATGTAATTCATATTTATTTCGATGAACTAAATTGTGATATTCTTTTTCAAGACAACTTTTTGGGTTGGAAGATGTCACATGAAGTAAATGTGTCATTAAGATAGTACATACTACACAATTTCCATTTACTTTTTGTTGGATACTGTGGTTGAGAATTTGGTCAAATGGGTTCCAAGCAAGGTAATTTTGAAATTTAAATTGGTTTTCTTTTTTTAAAAATACATTGAGTTCTTCTGTGTATTTTTGTAATAATAATTCTACTTTATTATGATTATGAATTATCGTTCCATAATTATCACAACAGTCAAAATAATCGGTGTGTCCATTTGGATCGAATAAATAAATATGATGTAATTTTATATCGAAAACAATTGACATCATGTGCCCATCACCCCCATCTGTATTTGATGCGGAAATGGGTATAAATAAATATCGTCTGTTATTTTGATGATAAGTTTGTATTATTTTTGTAAGTTGTTGTGGATTGTAACAATGTAAAAAGAGTAAATTTTTATCATGTTGAAACGAAATGGGAAATTGACAATCACAAAGATCCATAATTTTTTCCGCTTTTGGAATTGATGAAGATAATAATGGTATTTTATAAAGAGAATATTTTGATGATATGGTGGTATTTTGTTGAAAATAATGGACAAGGTTTTGTTGGTTACAGAGAACTTCTAGTAAATAGTAGAATTCAGAGTGATTTAGTCGTGCCAATATGTAATGTTCATTTTTTGTGATGGGTTTTGATGTGAGAAATTTAGTTAATGGGAAGTTTTGTATGGATGGTTGTGATTGTGGTTGTGATTGTAGTTGTGATTGTATTTGTGATTGTATTTGTGATTGTAGTTGTAATTGTAGTTGTGATTGTAGATGTGATTGATTTAATGAATCTGAATTTTGTTGTGATGTGGTATTGATAGACATTTTTAATTTATAAGAGCAATGATAATTTGAAATAAAAATTACAAAAAAATCAAATTATTTAAAAAAAAATAATTTAATTTATTAACAATAATATTTTAAGGAACAAAAAATCAAATTAAAGAAAAATAAATTTGATTTTTGTTTATGTTTGTATTATTAATGGTCAGACAAAAATGGGAAATGTTAAATCGAAATCGAAATCGAAATTAACTGCTAAATTCATAGGGAAATTAAATAATAACGAATCCAATGACAAAACGGATTTATTAATAGACCGGATATTATCTAGAAAAAAAGAATTTAATTGGGGAAAAATTGACGACTATTCAAGTTGTTCAACCGCCTCAGTTAGCAGTGACAGTGATAGTGACAGTGACAACGATAGTGACAGTGATAGTGACAGTGACAACGATAGTGACAGTGATAGTGACAGTGACAACGATAGTGACAGTGATTGTTTTATTGGAGATGACTATTTAAGTTGTTCAACTGCTTCAGTTAGTAGTGATAGTGATAATGACAGTGAATATTCTGATTGCGTTGGGATTGATGAAATAATTCAATATGTCTATTTTGCAAAAAATAATCAAAAAAATAAAATTTTAATTTAATTTTATATTTTATTAATTTTTATTATGAATGACTAGCTTGAACAAGATGTGGGTTTCCATTGGCTGCTCCTTCTGATACAAATGTCAATCCGGTCAAAATCCAATAAGATGCGGTAATACAATGTTCGCGTGTTTGTCCTTCAATAATTAGACGACGAAATTCGTGTAACAAAATGTTTTGAAGTTTAATTTTATCATGTATTTTATTAAAATCATTTGGAGATAAAGCAAATGCTTTTCCTTTATTGACATCAATATATTCTTTTTTCATTTGGTCTGTCAATCCGACTCGATAATTCCAAATATCTTCTATTTCTTTGTAGAGTTTTTTTAAGTCAATGCGTGATAGATCTAAAAACCATCCAACTTGTGTATATAAATCTAATTTATCCATAGATTGAAAAATATCAACACATGATGCTTTCATTTTTAAATATGGATCAGTAATTTTTTCCGATTTAATTTCAAGTTTGTATCCATTATTTTTCATAAAAATGGTAATTTTATTGAGTGATTGAATGGTATGTTGTGGAAATGGTTTTCGATTATATGGATTAATATGATCATTAGTGGAAATGGTTTTGGTTTTTTTACGTGGTAATAGTTTTTGTTGTTGTATTAATTCGTAAATAGATCGAATATGAAATGAATAAATAAATCCATCAGAATCTTTATAGGAAAAAAACTCAGTTGGATAAATTTTATTTATTGGTTCAAATGTCAGAAAATCAATATCATTATTTGATAATTGTCGCTTAAATAAGGCTGGTCCTCGATTACTATTATAATTGCGAACAATAAATCCACGAAAACACGATTGAATGTGTGTAATTTGAGGAAGATGTGGTGTAAATGTTTCCAACTGAATTAACAGGTTTTTTAAAAATGTAAAGTTTTCAATTTTTGTTTTCCAAAAATCTTTTTTACCATAATATTTCATGGTATGTTTGATGTCTTTTAATCTAAATTTTTTTAGTGTAAATTTATTGTGTTTTAAAGTGGAATAATCCAATATGATGGGGTCATGGTTTGTTTTTTTTCTTTTTTTTGGATTTTCGAATGTTGATGTACTTAAAGTGTGAGTGCGAGTTTGTGGAGGAATGGCGATTGGTGATAATAGGGGAAAATTGTAGTCGTTACTGTCAAGTTGGAATATTTTACAATTTTTTTGTTTTATGTGAATACCACAAAAACTCTGATTTTTTTTTTTACGATAAGAGCATTGTTTGTTGTTTTGGAGACATGCAATACATCGTTTTGGATCAGATAGTTTTTCCAATAAGGGTGATGAAATAATGTTGGTATTGTTTATTAATTGTGACATCAATCTATAATAATAGTAGAAGTTTTATCTTTAAAATAAAATAATCAAAATTTTTTTGTATTTTTGATTAATTTTTGTAATTGGGTTGAAATAATAAATATAAAAATTATAAAATATAAATTACGGAAATGCAAAAGTTTGGAAATAATTTATTTATAATCCATTTATGAAAATATTTATTGAAAATAATTAATAAAAATAAAATGGAAATGTGTTTAAGTGCTTTTAAATAGTTTTTAAATGGTTTATATAGCAAATGGGAGAATAAATATTAAAAAAATAAATAATTTTGAGATTTATGATAATGATATTTTCTTTTTTTGTTTTTTTTATTTTGATATTATTAAAATGTAAAAAAAATTTGATTGCGTAATTACTTAAAAATATTTCAACATATAACAATATCAAAACATGGCATCAAACAATATTTATCTTTCGCATCAAATCGACACAAAAAAAATTACATATGGAAAAGTAGACACCAATAACTATGGTGGAAAATTTATTAAAGTATTATATGAAGGACGATGGCTTTTATTACAAACACCGCGAGTTTACTGTCCTTTTGGAGTAAGTGAATACCAACCTACTGACAAAGAAGGTAATCCAAATGGGCGTAAAACATGGTCTGTTGAATTATCGTTTCAGGGATTCCGAGCAGATCCAGAATCTGAATCAGATGAGCCAGCGAATCCAAAAGTCAAACAATTTTATGATTTAATTTGTTCTTGTGAACAAGATTCCTTATTGGAAGTTGCGTCAGCCAATGCGTATGAATGGACTGGTGATGCTGATGATGACAAGGCTCTTTTAAAGAGAATGATTCGATCAAATATTAGATGGTCAATTGACAAAGAGACTAAAAAGAGAAACGAGAAATATCCTCCACGAATGAAAATTGACTTGCCAGTTTGGCCTGATCGTGAAAACAAAGATAAATTGAAAATGAGTTTTAAAGCTTATGTTGGTTCAAGATCCAATCAAGTTCATGATATTCATCAACTATTTAAATTAGTTGGAGGAAAACGATGTCATGTGGTAGTTATTGCTCGTTGTGATAAAGTGACATTTAATGATCCTAAATTCGGTCTTAAATGGATTGCGCAGCAAATTATCTTCTATCCAATTGAAAACGCAATGGATAACTTTGCGTTTGTGGAAGATGGTGCTGATACACATGAAGAAGAAGTTGATATGACCTTGGTTGGTGCCGATGGAGGTGATGAAGGTGAAGATGATCAGCCAGCTTTAGTTGAATCTTCTTCTGGTGAAGAAAGTGGTGGAGAAGACGAAGGTGAACAGCATGATTTAGATCAGGATGTTGAAGAGGAAGAGGAAGAGGAAGCTGCTCCAACTCCAACTCCAACTCCAGAACCAGAACCAGAACCAGAGCCTACACCACCAAAAAAGAAACGTCGTGTTCGAAAGAAAAAGACTGCGGAATAGACTGCGGAATAGACATATTCAATGAAGTGACATGTTCAAACATGACATGTTCCTTTGATTTTTTTTTTAATTTTTTATTAGCTAATACTAATAAAAAAACAATTCTGAATGAAATATTAGATGAAATATTAGTATGACCAATATCTTGTGTTGTTGCAGCGTTGTGTTTTTGGTCGTATGTGGTTCTTTAGGTAGTGTGTTTGAGTTCAAATATTTTTTTTAAATTCTTTTTGATTAATATAATAATAAATGAGTAAAAAGTATAAAGATTTAAAAACAAAAAAGAATAGTAATAATATAATAATGACTGATAAAAATAAAAATACAGAAACTATTTGTGAAGAACTTGAACAAATCAACAGTAACATGGAATGTCTATTACGTACGTTGGACATTATTTCTAAAATTAAGGTGGGAAATAAGATCATAGTGAATGATGATCAAATTCAGATTGACAATCGTTATTTTAAATCTGTGAGACGATGGTATACAAATGACAATCGTTATTTATCGATTATATTTTTGGAAAATACCATGACAGAAGCCTTACGTGTTGAAAATGTATTGGAAACACAATTGAAAAAATTCAAACCAAATACATTGACTCATAAAAAAATAAGTAACAATTTGAATAAAATTAGTGTTGCAATCAATGATGTTTTGACTGGTTTAAGTAATATCCGAACAACTTATAAACACGATGGTATGATTGCTATTCGTCTAAAAAAATTAATTACAAACGTGGATGATGATTTTCCAATTTCGCCAAAATCAGCAGATGAAGAAGCATCAGAAAGCAAAGAAGAATCAGATGATAATAAGAAAAAGCAGGACTAAATTACTAAAAGTTAAAATATCGTGAAAAAATTTTTAATATTTTTTAGAATTGTGAATATAGTTTAATAATTCTAAAAAAAAAGTGAAAAAAAAATGATACTTGTTTCCATAAGAAATACATACATAAAACATCATATTTTTGCACAGGATATATGTACATTATCTGACATAAAAAAAAATGTATTTAGATTCAATAAATCACATGAATCATTTGAAAATGTAAAACCAGAAGAAATTTATTTTGTTAAACCTACAATGTATAAACAAGACGTAAAATTGGATGAAACAAAATAAATTTCTTGGTGGTGCGGATTCGAAATCACCCAGTACTTGCGGTCCAAGTTATTATTTGTGTTTAGATCTTAATATTAAATTTAGCCAATCTATTGATAATAAATAATCAAGTAATAATGTGGACATATGTTGATATAAAATAAAAAATTTTGATTTCCAAAAATATTTTTTTGTCAAAAATAAAAATGCCAAAAAAATATTATCGATATGAAGATTTGATAGATAAAACAGAGTATTTAGTGGAAGGTAATATGAATCATTTACGATGTAAATATGAATTACTTTTCGATCCAAAACTAAATACAAACTCACTACTTCATAGTTCAAATTGGGGAACATGTGGTAGTGGACCAATATGGGAAGTAGGTCGAATGAATGATCGACCAATTACTATATTGGCAGAGTGGATTGTGATTAATGGTGTAAATATATGTGTTTATAATTCCTATTCTCCATTGGTCGATTGGAATTTAATTGATGAAGCCCTAGAAAAAAAATTTCCAAATGTAAAAAAAACAACTGTTCAAAATTTTTTTCGAGTTATGTCGTATATACGAGCAAAACAACAAGAAAACACACAACAAGAAATTACTGTTAATTTGATAGATTCAAATTGACATCATACAAGGTGTAAATTGTGGTTGTTGTAGTGGATGGAATTGCGGTTGTTGTAGTGGATGGAATTGTGGTTTTATGTAGTAATGAATTAATTTTGTTTCATCATTTGGATCAAATTCTGGATCTAATTGTAATTTAAATAGTATATCCATTGGAATAAATGGAGCCTCCATTGAGCGTCGAAGCATAATAGAAGTATTTGTAAAATAAGTCATAATTGGACTAAATAATATTTGTAAAAAAGTCATTATTTCTCTTTCAACTCTGTCTTTTATATCCTTTTTTTTTAACAATTTATTAAAGAGACCATCGCCTCTTTGATGAATTGAATTTTAATTTTTATTTTTAATTTTAGGTAGGTAGGTAGGTAGGTAGGTTTTTGTGTTTTAGGTTTTGTGTTTTAAGTTTGTGTTTTAGGTTTTGTGTTTAAAGTTTGTGTTTTAGGTTTTGGGTTTAAAGTTTGTGTTTTAAGTTTGTGTTTTGGGTTTAAAGTTTAGTTATTTTGTAATATGAAAATTTCCCATTCTGTTTAATAAATATTGATATACTTTTTTGTTTGTAATGTCGTTTTTTTTCAAGAAAATGATTTTATTATTTTTTTTATTTAATTTAATTTTGTCTTTAATTGATTTTGTTTTTTTACAAATATATTCGTAATTATCTCGAAATACTTGGTTAATAAAATCATAAGCACAGTTCAATTGTTCTTTTGATCGAGCACCTGTTACAATGACTTTACCACTTTGAAAGGTAGAAATTGTGATTTTTTTACATTGTCCCAATTCAAGACCATTTCCTTTTCCTTGACACTTATTTTCACACAGACATTTTCCTTCATGTGTTGTATTCGTTTTATTCCAGAAATATTGTAATTTTACACCAGGATAAGTTTCAGACACAAAATTAACAGACAAATCGTATTTTTCAGATAATATATATGCTAAATGTTCTCGCTGAATTTCCATTCCACAAGAATAATCTGAGTTAATTAAAACAGTTCTGTAATCTGTCATTTCCAATCGTTTTTTTTCCTCAACAATTTTGTCCTCAGTGTTCACATCATCTGGAATGGTTTTCATTAACTCTATGATTATTTCAATTGTCCGAATACCATATTTTTCATCTGGAACACCAGTCATTTGAACTTGACCATTATTGAAAATTTTAACATTAATACATTTATTATCATAAATCAACACATTTAATGCCGCTGAATTGAAAAAATTACTTTTTTTGTCTTTTTCAAAGAATCCTTTGGTTGGAAAATCTTCCGCTTTGCAACCAATAACCATTTCTTTTAAATGTTTAAAATAACATCGCTTTTTTTTACCCTTTGGCACTTCCTCTGATACAATATCCTCTTTTTTTGGTGGCTGAAACATTTTGTAAAAATATTTTGTATCAATTGTTGTTCCCAAATTACAACATGCTGTCATAGTGGAAATACGAAGTGGTGTTGGTTTTAAATCTACACTGGCAGTTTTAAAAATATCCTTTAGTTGTATTATTTCACTAACCAATTCTATATCTAATTTACGACCACTTTTTATTTGTTCATCTATTTTTGTTTTTAATTGTTCAAGTGTTGTATTTGTCCCACAAACATTTAAAATATAATTTATTTCGTCTGTTGACAATTTGTCAGCAAATTCCCTACCAAGATATTTGCCAACTGTACCTTTTTTTTTTAACTTCAATTCATCTTCTAATTCATTCAAATATGGATTATCACACATTTGACTTAAATACTTCTCCATTTCAAATTGATATTTTGGATATTTTGGAACTCTATTGTAATTAGAAGATTTTTCTGTTGCTAACATTATTTATATGCTATACTTATTTTTTTAAGTGCTTTTAAATCGAATTTATATTTTTATTAATTTAATTTAAAAAAAAATAAATTATAAAATACATGTTTGAAATACCAATATAAAATACTGTTTTTTTGATATTTTTTATAGAGGATTCAGTGTATTTTTATAAAATTTCATTTTGATTTTGTTTTTTGTTGAAATATTTTAAATTATTTTTTGCATAAATTTTTTTGCATAAATTTTTTGCATAAAAATTTTTTTGTATAATACATGTGTGTTAAATTATTTTAGTATTTGTGGATTGAAATTCTTTGAATTTTTTATATAATTTCTGGATAAATTGTAATTTTTCATAAAATTCAGGTGTGTGGCCTACATTATTTGTAATTATAAATGGAAGTAAATTTAATGTACGATCAATAATACTATTGTGTCTGTCGTACATGTATAAATAAATATTTTTTTTATTGGCACAATATGAAATAGGTTTGTTTGTGTTGGCATAAATATGATTTGGATTAAATTGTAAAAGAGCTTGTATATCACCTTTGGTGTCATGTATATCACCTTTGGTGTCATTACTTTTGTCATCGTCAATGTTATCCATAGTTTTACAAAAAATTAAAAAATTTTTTATTTCAGATCTTATTTGTAATATTTGAGTTGGTTGTGGAAAAAAGAGTTCATGAATTTTTTTTAGAATGTCCCATGTCTTTTGTAATTTCATTAATTTATTTATAATGGCGATTTTTTTTTATATCATTTTTTTTCAAAATTGTTTTCCTATTTTTTTATTGTTTTTTTAGATTTATTTCGACACATTGCAACAGAATTTACGTCATAAAAAAAATTTGATTTCATGAAGAATCAATCATTCAAACTTACAACACAACAACTTACAACAACTTACAACACTACAACAATGGTACAAATCAGAACAGAAACAATGACAATTGATAAATTGCGAGATCTCGCATCAACTTGCCACAAACCACAATACCAGCGATGTGCCTATTGGACAAAGGTAAATACAAATAAATATTCATATCCGAAACCAAGTATGGAAAAGTATATTGAATTTTTATGTAAATATCAACATTCAATTGAACCAATTGTTATTGGAAAAGAAATGGACGGAACAACTATAATTTGCGATGGTAATAATCGTATTAACGCTATTTTATATACACTTGAACATCCATATGAAATTTATCCTCATTATTACACAACAATTTTCGAAAAAATCGCGAAACTAGATGATTTAACTCAAAAAGAACAAGTGTTTTTAGTCAATAAAATTAAACTAATGGATTACGAATATATGTTTGAAGCAAATAACGTGGAAGGTATATTGAATCCAAACGATAATGAACTTCGTGCTGATTCATCTGAACAAATTATTTTAAATAAACTATCAAACAACAACCGATCCGTCCGGAATTTTAATTGCGCCATAAAAAAATGGAACAAGAAATTTGGAGTTAAACATGGTAGACGGTCAAAATCAATTAACCTCATGAGTGATATAAATATCATAGTAAATTTTTATGAAGATTACAGTAGTGATGAAATGGCTCATTTATTTCATCGTTTAAATGAGTATAGTAATACAATGACAATAAATGACCAGATGGCATCTATTTTGTTTGGTGATCGTGTCAAACTGAATAACAATGATTTAGAACATAAATTATTATTAAAAATTCAGGAATATTATCACACACGAAATCAAACATATGAAACGTCTTTGACTCAATTTGATATTGCGGATGTTTCTAAATATGTTTTAAATCCATTTGATTTTATAGTATCTTTACAAAATTATTGTTCAGATGAATATGGTTTATTGGATAATTTCAAACCGCAAATAAATCAGCTTTCTGAGTTCTTTATATTATTTTCGGTGCTTTATTCGACAAAAAAAGACAACTACTATTTGTCAAATAAATGTTTTACATCAAAAAATATAAATGATTTTCATGAAAAAATAATTGATGCTTGTAAAATTTTGAAATATGCAATGGACCAATTATTTTCAGAAACTTTTATGAAAGTGGCTTTTCGAACAAAATCGCAACGGAAAATTTTTAAAAAGTTCAAGAAAACCAGAATTCAATTTTTATTGTTGAACATTATAATAAAAGTAAGTGAATTGAAATTGAATAATTCAATGACTTTTCACAAAATACAGAATTATGTGTCTGGTCTTTTACGACCAATTATTTTATACCACAAGATTTTGGAGAATTGTAATTTATCAAGTGAAATGAGAAAAAGTTTTAAACTGAATGATTTATTAAATATTCGTCTTCATTGGAATTCTTGGATGAGCGATATTAAAATAAAAACATCATTTTCTAAAATTGAGTGTGATTCAAATTTAGAAAATAAAGAACCTGTTGTTTTAAACAAAGATATATTTCATAAATTTTTAGAAACAGTGTTGTCTTTGGAAAATCAAAATGATCGAGTCTTTCAACTAATATTCAATTGTCTCTATCCAGAAACACAATGTACAATGAAACGCATTTTACAACTTTTCAAAAAAAATAAAAAACAATATATCTCTCAATGTCTAAGATCACTATTTCAATCTTATGAACAACACCCACGCCAAATTGAAGTTGCGTCAAACGAAATTTATGATATTTTCGAACAACCAGAACAACCAGAACAATTAGCAAGATCTGTTAATTTACAAATTCGACGTAAACGAAGAAACCCATCCACATCATTCAATCCCACCAAAATTTCCAAATAAAAAATAAAAGTTTTCAAGTTATACCAATTCAATATATTTTTTTTGGTCTTTTTTAGTCTTTTTTGGTCTTAATCGATCACTTCTGTTTTCACTCTTTCTTCGTCATAATCATATTGACATACATTACATTTTAAACATCTTCTCGAAAAATGAATAAAATCACCAGTTGACTTTGAGTATTTCCATTGATCATGTGTGCATGTTTGTCGTAATTTTTTTTTTATTTGTATTTTCATAGTTTCCAAGTGTCGTATTTTTGTATATAATTTAGAAATTTCTCGATTCACACCTTTTTCAGTGGCATATGGAAATTCTTTTGTTATTTTACGACCCTTTCTAAGTTTTATGAGATCTTCAAGAGCTTTGGCGGATGGCATTTTGGTAATTGTATGTGTATAAACTTTCCCATCAATGGAACGTGATCCACCCCACTGATATGAATATTCATGTGATTCTGTCCAAGAAGAAGGAAATTTTTGGGATAATTGTGTCATTAAAGGTTCGTTTGTTTGGATTATAAGAAGTTTTAGATTATTTTGATTGATATTTCAAATTTCTTTTTTTTTATATACCAGTGTAATTTAAATTTGATAGCAATCTGTAAATAAAAATTCAATCATTATTGAAATAAACGAAAAATGACCAGTAAATTAATTACAGAAAAAGAACATTTACTGGTTTCTCTAGTTGATTCAATTCCAAAATATCCTTCTATGTGCCGGTTTGATCATTATGAATATTGTGATGATAAGTATGAACAATTAAAGTATCTTGATTTAATGGAAAAAACATTGAAAGAATTTAAACAATTTATATTAAAAGGTTCTGTATACAAATTAGAATATAATGACAATGACAATGATGATGACAACATTATATGGAAATATGTCTTTGACGATTTTGAGAAAATTTGCCAATTTAATGGATATGATGTGACAACTCGTGACACAGGTTCCAATAGTGGTTTATTTGATCCAAGTGGAGAAATTGTAATGACAATTCATATTCCAAAAAAATAAACTACCATTTGGAATTTAACAATTAAATTCTAAATAATTTAATAATTAAACTATATTAAATTATTTAGAATTTAATGGTTCTTTTTTTTTTAATGGTTCTTATGGTTCTTATGGTTCAGCTGGTCGTGTTCCCCAGAAATTAACTGGTGTTTTGTTGTCTTCCGGGAATCCAGAGGCTCTTAAAATTTCTTCTTGTGTTCGAATTTCCAATTCATTTCTATTTCCATAAAATAATGGGTTTGCTCGCGCTGCTGTTCCCGGAGCGCTTGGTGGATAGGTTAACATTCTAAATGGAATTCCATTACCAAGTTTTATAGTATGAATTTTATCATCGTCACATAATTTTACATGGCAGCATGGTTGGACACATACAGTTCCTAATCCCATATAGTATGAGTTTGGGTATCGAATTCGAAATTCAAAGTTACCATCTTTGGCCATGACTGATCCTTTGTTTGGTGTGTTATCATATGCCATTGATGGATTTGCATATGGTAATCCAGATCCAGTATAGGAAGTGACATACGTAGGTGGATTAGGTGCCCAGAAGATTATTCGGTTGTTTTCAAAAGAGGAAATATGACCACGGACAATGAATTCACCATCACCAGAGTCAAGAACTGTACCTTCACATTTATAATGTTGAAAATGTTTTGTTCTCCAATTATCACACATCTATATTATATACATAATAAATTTTTTTTGTAAAAACAATTAATAAAAAACACGCATGACCAAAGATTCTTTTTACAAATAATTTTTTTGTTAAAAGAAACTGAAAATATTAAGCATGCATGAAAATAATTTACATGTTGTATGGAACTGGATCACCACCCCGCATGGCATCTCCACCACCTGGAACAGTTTTTCGTGGTAATAATTCACCTTGTGCTTTTCGGTCAATGTGATTGTAATAGTTGAATAAATTATGTGTATCCGCACAACAATTTGAAGAAGTTTTTGGATGAGTTAAATTTTCACATTTTCCATGATCAGTACTGTATTCGCGACCTTGACCTAATCCATTTTCAAATAAGACTTCTGAGTTACATCCGTCTTTTGAACATTTTTTCACAGTGTGTTCTTGTAACATTGTGTTTTCGTGGTATGGTTCTTTACATGGGCCACAGCAGTTTTTTTGGCAAGCGTATTTACGATTCATCTGTATTAATTTCGAACCATTTTGTGTTAAAAACAATCTATTTTGGAAAGAAGTGTTTAAATTATTGTTTGATCGAACTAAATTATTGACATGGCAGTTTGGTCTATAATCAGTAAAATGTCTTCCATCACTCATTCTTGGCGGACATCCAAAATGTTTATTGTTACTGGCTTTGTGACAAGATGATGTTTGTAATTCCATTTTTGTATATTATACATTTACATTTTAATTTTTCTTGTTTTCTAAAATTAAGTGGGTCTAAATTACATTTTGTTTATATGACCATTTGTTGTGTTGGTTTTTGTGAAGATTTTTGTATAAAAATACCACCACCAATTAATCGTTCTAATAATTCATCTTTTCGTCCTTTGATCTTTAACTTAT